CTACATATAGCCAAGATATTTGGAAACTCTATATGCACAACCGCGTTGTTAATGAGAAGCAATACAACTGCATTAACAAGCTTTGGACTATCCCGAAAGTTGAGTACACCCGACTCATGTTTCCCGAGCAAGTGCAGGGGATTGAAGCTGGCATATCGTCATGAATCGAGATGGTTATCTCATGGTCAGCGGCGCATAGATCGCAGACATATAGATATTTAGGCATCAAACTTCTTCTTCAGCTCATCTTTGAGTGCCTTAGTAACGCTCTTTATTTCGTTCTCTAAGTTCTCTATGCCGACTACTTCGCAGACATTACATTCCACCAGCACCATACCTTCTGGTAGCGCACCAAACTCTTCGCTGGTGGTGTGAAATGTAACCTTGCGGCATCTGCGACATCTAAAGCGTAGCTGTTGCATAATCACTCCCTAAGAAGTCCTGCATAGGGCGAAGGTGTTCTTGGTTAATCCACCAGGCAGTCATCGAGCTAACCCAGTTCCTATCCACCTTGCCATGTTTGATGGGTGTCCAGCCGACTAAGAAGTATTCTGGACTTTTGCCTACGACCAGAATCGCAATATCGTTATTACGATCTGATTGACGAAGTACAAGGTGGCCATCCAGCCATTTAGTCCATTTGACTTCAATGCGACTGTTTATATCGGCCTGGCTTTTGAATGTGTTTATCGTTGGCACAAAGTGTTCAATTCCAAAGAATTTGGCTACTGATAGTTCACCACCTACGGCCTCTGAAAGTTCACCGATGTATTCGTGATAGTTCAAAGCTTTATTGCCACGGCTTGAATGATTGGCCGTAGATTTCAGCTCTGTTGCGCGCTCGAAACCGACTCTATGAGCAGTTACTTCTTCTTCATAGGTCAGAGTTACGCGGATTACTGGCAGGTCGCGCAGAGCCATAAGTATCCATCTTTCATAAGTTGGCCCTTATCGTGTGGCTTTTGGCACCCATCGCAGTTAGCCCAGAACGCAAGAATGATGGTGTCATCTGGATTAAAGCGGATATAAGTACCATCTGGCTTAAAGATTTCAGCTGCCGCCATTAGTTTTTATTCCACTTCGCAGGGCACTGATCTCCGCGTTTTCCTATGCAGACATAACCAGAGTAAGGCCCTTTGGCTGATGTGCCTTCTTTATACATCATCGCACCATGGCGGCACTCTGGCCGAACTGTTGCAGCTAGCGTTTGTGAAACAAGTTCAACACCTTCGGCTAAAGTTGTAATCTTTGGTTCACTAGCCAAGAAGCCTTCCCAGTCGTTAGATAAATCTGCATCTATCTTGACTGTTACTGCGTCATTAACTTGTCTAGCAACGCTCTCCATCTCGGCTCTATTGGCTCTAGGTGCCTTTGTGCCGTCTTTAGTTGTTGAATACTTAACATCGCCCGTGTTTGTTATTGCGCGTGCGTATGCACTTGTTTCTGCCTTCTCCATGGCAAACTGGGTTTTCATAGACTCCATGGCTAGGCCAGTAAATAGGGGAGTTGGATCATCAAAGAAGCGGTAAATCTTTGCTTTAACCCAGACGAATTCTCCATAAACTCCATGCTCGGTGTCGTAGCGCATCTCTGGATTGTCAGCCTTAAATAGTTCTATTCGTTCTTCTGCCGTCATGTATTTTGATAAATCAAACATTTAGAATCGCCTCGGCTTTCTCTTTCATCTTTTGAGCAAAAGCCATCTGCTCTGGGAGAGTAAAGACCGCGCCACCTGGCCACTGTTGAATTTCAGCCACGCAGTCCACGCAATAAGAGCGTTGGCGTTCAGGTTTTAGAAGTGAGTAGCAAGTAACCGAAGCTTGCACTTGTGCCTTTGGGTGCCATGATCCATCTTTGTTTTTTCCCCATTTGGCTTTGCAGTAATCGCACCAAATTCCAAGACCTGCGCGGCGAATCATTTGTGGTTCTCTTTGTAAGAATTGAAGTTAATTGCGCGGCCTCTGTGAAAGCCAATTCTTTTACCTTCTCGAAGTCCTACCGAGTAGGCGTACACCGACAATACAAAAACACCAGATATGAGTGCTAGCACTTGATAATCCAAGAGTGTTACCGACATTTTTTGTGCCCTTACTGTTAAGGTCGGAACATCTCGAAACTGACATAATGTAGATAGGCGGATTATCAGAAAATCTGCCCGTCTAGCCAGTTAAAAGATGCTGTGAACCACTTCACATTCCGACTTGATAAGTGTAAGTTCTACGGACTTTCCCAGTCAAGCATCAGGTTCGGTGTGTCGTGAAGCAGCCTCATAGAAAGACCCCCCCCCCCCCGATGAATACTGCCGCGACTTTCCGCACCACCTCGGAAATAAATGTAAAAGCAAGAGTTAAAGCTCTTTGTTTTGGTGATGACGAACGACTAATTAACCCTGGTGATCTTCTACTTGAAATGGTCAAGTCAGATGAAGGGGATAGGCTCGGTGCGAATCAAACTCGCTTTGAAATCTACATATCAGGTAGAGATATTGAGCAGCTTCTAGGCCAAGTTGAAAGAGCAGCCTACTTGTGGCGGCAGAATGATTGGCTTCGTGAAAGTACATCTCGCATATTGAGCGAACAAGAACTCAAAGACCGAGAAGCTATTCCTATCGTGCCAACCAAGCGACCAGTTGTGGATTACGCCATGGCTAAGGTTTTGACTGAACGCAATATGAGTGAGCCAATTCCTAAACTTGGTTAGGTTTTGTAACTTTCGGTGGTGGTGTTGCAGCTTGCGAGCCGCCGATAAAACCGACTGCGCCACCGACTAAGGCAGAGCCAAGGGCGGTTAGTAATTGTGTTGCCGCTGAACTTATTGGGTGATCCTCATGAAGCACTATGGCAAGAAAGAACGCTCGACCAAATGCGCCTAGGGCAATTATTAGCACAAGTGCTACTGCGCCTTTTGCCAAGATTACTGCAACATCATCTTTTGCCTTAGAGCTTCTTTTCACTTTGCCAACCTATCTTCCAGAATCATTTGATATATCGCATCTACTTGCGACTCTATGCGATCTATGCGACCGCGAAGGTTATGACCGCCGTTTCCATCTGGGCGAAGTTCGGCAAGATAATGCTTAACAAGCCAACGGACTGCACCCGTAAATGCAGTAATTAAAGTTATTGCACCAAGTAGCAGCGCAGTCCAGTCAGCCGTTGTCATTTACTTTGCAGTGCGCCCGAACGCTGCATCTTTAGGATTAAGAGCGCGAAGCAGTGGCCCTGCTACGGCTGATAAGGCTAAAGTTCCAAGCAGTTTTGGATCTGTCTGTCCGGCGATGTAAGCACCGAGAATTGCAGATAGGGCAGTGCGCACATAAGACATGAGCGCGGCTTTGAGTTGTTCCATTAGAGCACTTCCTTTTCTTTTGGTGTGCCCTTAGAGCTAGTGTAATTAGGTCGGCCGTAAGAAGTTACAAACATGGGTGCGCGTGGCTTTTTTTCTACTTGGCCGCCATTGGCTTGATTCTTAGAGCTTGTGTTTCCTTCAACGCAGATAAGTCCACCAGTGGAGTTAATCTCTACCACCAGTCCGACATGTTGCGGCAGTGTGCCACGGGTAAAGTTAAAGAAGGCTAGATCGCCTACTTGTGGTGTCTTGTGGCTTTGTCCTAATTCTTTGAATTTGGCCTCACCTTCGATGACGCTAACCACATTTGGAATAGTTACGCCTGCTTTATTGGCACACCACATAAGGAAAGAACCGCACCAGGGCTGAAAGTTATGCTTTGTAAAAGCCCCGTATTTTGTTTCGTTATCTTTCGGGCCTTCTACATAACCGACTTCGGCAAGTGCAACTTCAACCATTCGCGCCGTGGTATTTAATGCAGCTTTATATTCTTTCATTTTTAATCTCTGGAACTATCCACCGACAAGTTTCTTCATTGAATCCTGTTGCATTTGCAGGTTTAGGTTCAATAAAAGCATCACGGGTTTCATCATAAGTAAAACCAATGCCAGCATAATTCTTGCGAATCTTGGCGTTATATGAAGTCCGTTTGCAGACTTGTCCACGAAACTTTCCATACCAAGTTTCAGGATCTAAACCTTCTATGAGTTCAGTTTCGTCTTTACCTGTAATAACCTCGGTAACTATGCCATCTGTAATAAATGCGTAGTGAGCCATTAGATTGTTACCGTTCCTGTTCCAGCAGTAAATCTGTAAATCTTTTTGCCACCACTTGTAGTTAAAGTGTAAGTCAATCCACCACCAATAGAAGTTAAGTCTGGGAAAGTGTCTGCATATCTTAGGATTACAACACCTGAACCACCGTTTCCACCAACACGTTGGCTTGCGGCGTAAGAACCTGCTTGTCCACCATCTCCTGTGTTTGCGCCACCATTAGCACCAACAGAAGGGGAACTTGCGTTTCCTGATGAACCACCGCCTGCTGCGTAAGTTACTGCTGATCCACTATATGAGTTAGAAGTTCCAGCACCGCCTGCTGCGTTTGTATTAGAAGTTCCGTTAAAGCCGACTTGAGAAGAACCGCCACCGCCACCACCACGATTTGCAGTTGAAGAAGGAGAAGTATAAAACCCATTTCCACCAGCATAACCTTCTACTGGTGAATAACCACCTTGATTGCCTGAACCACCAGTGCTTGCCGCACCGTTAGATGCACCACCACCACCAGAACCACCTGCTTCACCATTACCAGTTCCGGAGTTTCCTGAACCACCGCCAGTTGAAGTAATTGTTGAAAGAACTGAATTGCTACCTTTTACTGCTGCGGGTGATGGATCATAAGCACCTGCACCGCCAGCACCTACTGTTACTGTGAAAGAACCGCTAACTGATAAACCAGTTGCAGTTCTAAAACCACCTGCACCACCACCACCACCAGCATAATATCCACCACCGCCGCCACCAGCGACAACTAAATAATCAACGCTTGAAACTTTAGTTACGGGTTGTGGTACAAGTCCTGCAATTATGTTTCCTATCATTATCCAATAGCACCGCAAATCACCCAAGTATCGGTACCAGTTTTAATACATGCAGCAGATTTATATTGTCCCAGTGTTGGAGATGCTGAAACTGCACCACCACTAACCACTGTTGTTGTTCCAGAAGTTACTGCGCTTATCGTGCAAGTGCCAGCACCAAGGTTTAATACTGTGATAACTGTTCCCGTTGCAAAAGCAACCGAAGCGTTAGTAGGTATTTTGAAAGCGTTAGCAGAAGCATTGTTCATGGTTACTAACACTTGATACTGATCCGTTAAAACCGCTGTATAAGTTGTACCCGTTTGCGTATTGGCAGTGAAAGCCACTAGCGAGTTATACATCGCAGCTGATAAAACATCTCCCGTAGCGGCTGGAAACCCTGTTGCCATTTATTTCTCCTTAGTAAGACATGACTGATAGATAATTGGGATCACCTATCACGCCGTAGATTGACGAACCTATAATGAAACTTGCGTTAATTGGCTCGGAAGTCGTAAAAGTGGCCTTCCAAGTGTTTGGTGTTATTTCGTGGTTTGAACCCATAACTTGCAGGGTCTTGGTAATAGTTGATGTGCCACCAGTTGAGGTGGTCTGGCCATAGTTTGTAATTTGCAC